ACGTATGAAATTGTTTTCCTGCTCGAGAGTAGGATTTTGCTTTTCCTTTTTCGTCCACAACAATAAGGCAGCGAACACCATCGAGTTTTCTTGATACATACCAAACATCTTTCTCAAAGTCTACTTTCTTTTTTGTTTTATCATCGTATTTATTAGCTAACGCTACATTAAATGTAGGTATCAAGTTAGGACAAGCTTTGTTAATTAATTTTACAGAAGCTCTTACCTTTAAGTTTCTTTCAAGAATTAGATAAAATATTTCTTTAAGATCAGGGTTGTTATATAGAAAACCATTTGCTTCTTTAATAGCGTTATGGCCTGTTAATAGTTTATAGTTTAAAGAGTCTAATAAACTAAACATATCTTTTTCACTACAAAACTTTGTATGTACATTACAAAGATCTTTTCTTTTTTCTAACTGATTTATTGTAACGCCGTAGTGCATAAACGTATTATATGTGTAATAAAGAGTTTTATGAACAAGCCTATCAGCATGTCTCATAACTTCTATTTTATCGTTTGTAGAAGTTGAATTGTTCATTTTATCTAGAAATTCATAGATAGTTTTTATATACATTTTTTCTACTTTTTTTATGGGTTAAGAAGGTCAGTTTCTGCAGAAATTGCTACTGCTTCTAAAAATTGTTTTGCGTAAAATGAAAGTTTGCCTCCTGAGTCTTCAATTCTTCTGTAAACTTTTTCTACTCTTCTAATCGCATCCTTCGCTGAAGATGCTTCAAAAACATAATTTACTTTTTCAACATCGTAGTCTCTTAAACCATGATAGCGAATTACTAGTTTGTATCTTTCTTTTCTCATTTTTCCTCTTAGAAAGTGTATCTTCTAGCAGCTGCTTGTGCTAGATCGATTGATTTAAAGTTGCCAATGTACGTCCAACCAGACGACCATTTGTTTACGGCTTTATGATATAATTTAACTTTATTGTTTTCTTGGCTAATTTTAAATGTTTCGCCACTATAATGGTATAACATAGCTTTCCTTTGTTAATCTTTCATTTCTATTAAAATATCAGCATTATGCTTATCAAACATAAGACTTGTTTTAGGCATCAATAACCAGCATCTTTTTAAACCATGTGAAGGTGCTGGTTTAGGTGCACATCCATCAGTAAAAATAATATATCCATCAAAGTTTTTCTTATTTTTAAGTGCATGTTTAGTTACTGATTGGAAATTTGTGCCGCCTGACAAGGATCTATTTATGTTAAGCTTTTTACCTTTTTTCCAAAGAAAGCCTGACTTGTCATCTACTAAGCTATCAAACTTATACATATAAAAGTCTGTTCTAGCACTAAGAGAATTTAGCTCTGCGTAAAATCTTTCTAAAATAGATGCCGGCATTGATCCGCTTTCGTCTACATAAACAGCAATTCTTGGTTTATATATCTTTTTTGTTCCTGGGTGTATAGTGGGGTATTTTCTATTTAAGCGTTTATTAGATGATTGTCTGTCGTCTCTTCTAGTAAATCCACAAAATCGCTTTAATACGTCTTCCCACTTAATTGTTTTAGAAATCATTTTGTTTAATGTAATTGCAACTTGAGAAGAAATAGATCCCCAGCCTTTTTGATTTCCTTCTTCTACAGCTGACTTTAATAATTCACCAAGCTTTTCTTGCATCATTTCTCGTTGCTCTGGACTCATTTCATCCCAACCTTCATGATCATCAAAGCCAATTCCATAAGCCTCACACTCTTCAGCATTCTCTTTTATTTTTTCATCCTGCATAAGCTTTTCATAATAAAACTCTGAAGTTTTGTTTTGCGGTAACGAAGCTATTAGATTAGAAAGATGATTAAAGAAGTCAATATTTTCTTGAGACATATTTTTCATGTCATCAGAAGTTAAAGGAGTCAAAGGGTAGCCTGGAACTAATCCACCTTCTGGAAGTTCTTCGTAAGGTATTATAGAGTTTATAGCTAAGTCTGTAGCATAGTTCCATATAATATGAGGAGTTTTTCTTCTATCTGTAGTATGCTTAAAAACTAAGTGCAAGCATTCATGCTTAATTAAACCTTTAACATGCTTATTTGAAAGAGACGCAAGAAACCTTCTGTTCCACCACATTGTAATATCGCCATCTTTGCATAAAACACCTGCAGTTGGAATTTCTTCTGTTTCTACCTTGTTTAAACTTCGTAATATTCTACTATAAAAAGGCTCATCCCAAAGCAAAGAAACTAAATGACTTTGCAAGTTGAAGCTATCTACTTTTCTTTGTGAAACTTTTATTGATCGATTAATACCGTTAGAAGTTGTTTCGTTTTTCATATTACCTCCTTGAGTATATTATATACATTTATAATTACAAGTTGCACGCACTTAAAACAATGTACATATTTACTTATTTAACAAATCTTTATTTGAGTTAACTACTTCTACCAAATATTTGCCAATAAACTTGTGGAAGTTTTGAATTGTTTTGATATTCTTTGTTTCTGAAATTTTACTCCACATATGAATTAACATTTCTTCAGAAATACTTTTTCCAAGCTTAGCTGCATTTTCTGCTTGACTTACAGACCAATTATTTTGTCTACCATGTTCAGCTAATCGCTCAATAAGTAAATTTAACCTGTCGTTAGATAGACTACCAATCTTAGCTTTAAACTTATTATAATTGTCCAAAACATCTTCAGGCGTTACGTTTGCTTCGTATTTTTCAACGTAATCAGAAAACTCAATAGCAACTGGAGTGCCAACAAAACCTGATGCAATACTATAAATCAAAGTTTTATTTGTTTTGCCAACTTTTTCTAAGTCCAATGACATAAATTTAAATGTTTCATCTAATCTAGTCCAACTAGCAGGTGTAGGAAATACGTTGCCTGGTTCAATTGCACTAGCATCAGGCGCAAAATTTGTTGATCTTGTTTTTAAGAAGTCAATAATCATTGAGTCAATATTGTTTTTAGTTGCCCAAGAAATCCAACTATCAATATCTGGTTTAAGATCAACAGTCCAAAAACGTCTTAAAAGTGCAGGATCCATTTCATTAACATCATATTCAGATCCATGATTTACAGCAGCAAAAACTCTAGTTTCTGGATGAAGATTATAAGGATTACCGTTTTCATCATTGCCTAGCTGTCTGTCTAAAACAATTTGAAAGAAGCTTTGTTGAACAGCAGGTAATGATCTATTAAGCTCGTCTAAAAACAAAACAACAGGTTCGTTACAAGCTCTGATAAACCAAGCTGGCATACAAAATGTCATTACTCCATTCTTCTTCATACCTTCAATGTCAGGGTAACCACCAGTATCACCTTCAGACATTGTTGAACCACGAACATCAATCAAAGGAAGAGGTTTATCTAACGACTTAGCAATTTGAGAAGTAATAGCTGACTTTCCAATACCTGTTCCACCTCGGATAAGAACAGCAATATGTGGAGGTAGGTCTTTAGCAATGTTGATAAAAGTATTAATGTTCAATTTAAAAATCCTTATTGTTTGTTTGTTTTGATTATTATAATATATTATAATTCTATAATACACGCTTATAGTTTATATTGGATCAATATTATTACTACACTTAAAAAAGTACAAAGAATAGTCTTAAGAGACCAAGGTGTTTCGTTTAAAAAAACATATGCTAATATTGGAAATACAAGATAAGATAAACCAAAAAATAAAAATCTGGCTGACCATACTGAACCTAATTCTGTTACAAAATAAGTCCATGCCCTTAAGTATAAAAACCCTATGGGTATTGAAAATATAAAAACATTTAAAACAGTTTTATCTTTCCACCAATCATTAATAAATTGTAAGTTATGTTGAAAAAATACTCCTGCAGAACCAATTATATAGCATAATAAAGCTATATACAAATTATCTTACTCCAATTCTAGCAACTTCACTAAATCCGTTGTTTTTTAAGTCTAAGAAGAAAGTCCATCCTGCTCCACCAAAGCGATTTTTAATAGTTTCTAAAACTCTTAGTCCTTTAAAGTCTTCATCTTTCTTTTCAATAGATAGATGTAACATTGCATCAACCATATGCTTTAGTTTTTGCGAACCAGCCATGTTACCACTTTTGTTTACTTGCCCGATACAGATTACGTTAATGTAATGCTCTTTTGCATAGTCTGTAAGAATTTGAAGTGCTCTTAC